CTTTCCAGTCTGATTCCACCTTGCTTCTACGTTTGTTTATCCTGCCCTTGAGTGGTGGGCGTGTCTTTTTGAATTTCGCCAATTTTTTGCCCACATACCGTTTACCGTTGGTTGTGTTTGTGATTAGATACACAAATCCTTCACAGTCTTCCGGCAGTGTGTTGATTGGTTTACCTTGATAAGTCCATGGCATACACATAGTTACCAGCGATTGTATCAGTCAGGTCAAAAATTGGCTTCCGCTAAAAAAAATTTTTGCGTAGCATCGCTTCGCTCTAAAAAATTTTGGCGAGGCTTCGCCTTCTCTACTCCTAGATCACCTTCGCGTTGAATGAAGCACTCAACCTAATTGTGTCTAATTTGCTTTTGTAAGGATATGCACAATGATTTGTAAGACTGTTAAACAATACACCTGTGCCTGGTTTGGGTCTTACGTGAAATAATTCTCCATTGTTTAATAGAATATCAAGTCCTGCTTGTTTGCTTTGTCCTTGTTGCCATTTTTCGTTTACAACATCATCTGGGCAATCTAGATATATTACTCCACTAATATCTCCTGAGTGATTGTGTATTGGATTAAAATTATCTCCCTTTTGATACACCAACCAACTTGCAAATATGTCTAATTTGTAGTCTTTGAGATTTGGTTTAAAAGTTTTAAGATATTCTGTGCAAAGATGCTCTATCCAAACATTTTGCTCTAACCATTCAGGTTGATAGGAACATTCTCCTGCTAATCTATCACTCCTATCTTCTCCTCTTTTTGTTTCTGCTTGTTCACGTAAATGTGCTAACCATTCTTCTGTAAACTCTATTGAAAGTAATTGGTGCTGAGTGGATAGGACTCTTGTATTAATTGTTTCCAGTTTCATTATTTTTTTGAGCCGCTTTGAACTGCTCCATTATTTCCGCTCTTCTTTTAATTGCTAATCTTCTAATTAGACTGAGAAATTTTCTTGCTTTAATTTTTGTTCTATAGGATTTCTTCTGCTCAAACTGTTCGTTTGCTTTGTGATATTCCATGTATGCTTTATATAATTGGTCGTGTGTATCATCCATGTGAATCCATAACGTCTACATCGTTTGCGTATGATGTGAATCCGTTCTCCTTTATTACTTTGAGTACTCTGTTCACTCTTCCCATTAATTCATCTCTATGACTGATTAAGAATATGTTTTTGCCACGTTCTCTGCTCATTTTCTTAAGAATTGCCAAACTGCTTTCAACACCTGCACTGTCCATACCACTATCAATTAATTCATCTATAAACAATAAATTAATATTCTGATACAAACTTTCCCATACATCTCTAAATGCAAAAGATAATCCTAGTATCAATCTATTACGTTCACCTCTACTTAAATTATCGAAATCTAGTTCTTGACCTAGTTGTGTAATTTCTACACTTAAATCATTTCTAAATGTTACAAGATGAGGCAAACCTAACTGATCCAAATAAACTGTAAGTCTATTGTTTAAGAATAGCAAGTTCTGATCTATAATCTTTTTTCTTATAAATGAATCCTTGTTTGTTAATAGTTTGTGTAGGAATTCTTGATGTTCTTTTAATTTTTGCATATCATTGACCACAGTCCAATCAACTTCTTGTACTGCTTGACTTTCAAGTTCTTTAATTTGATCCTCATATGGATTAGATTCTTCTTTTTTATTCTTTACAGCAGTTTCTAATGTAGTTAAATGTTGTTTGTGTTCATATGCTTGTTGTATTGCATCATAAAAAGTTTCTGGTTTGTGTTCGGGCTCTCCCAATTCTTTTAATTCTTGATCAATATTTTTAATTTTTTCTGCCAGATCCATTACGTAACTGTTTGCATCACCAAACTGTTCTTCAAGGTCTCTTTGCATTTTTTCAACTTTGTCTGCTGGAAGTTCTTGTTCACAAGCATAACATTTTGCATCATCATGCAAACTGTCTAAATCATTGCCTAGTTTTTGCACTTGCTTGTCTGCTTGTACAATAGAGGCTTCATAATTGCTTTTGTCTTTTAACAACTGATTAATTGTGTTTGTTAATTTTTGCCATAGTTCTAGTTTGTTATGTGATTCTAATTCTTTTTCAATGTCTACATCTACTAGTTCTGTGATTGTGCGTTCTAATTTACGTATGTCTTCTTTTTTCTGTGATTCCCATGCACTGGATTTACTGTGCAATGATTGAATTGTTTCTTTTACTTTTTCATTTGATATTTTAATTCCTTCTATTCTTGCATTTTCCAACGCAATATCTTCTTTGGACTTTTTAATTTTTTGTTTGAGTACTTCTGCTTTTTCAGATAATAGTGTTATTCCTAGTAGTTGCTCGATTATTTTTTGTTGCTCTGTGTGATGCAAACTTAAAAATGGTTGAGTGTATGTGTTTAGTGCCACAATGTGTTTAAACATTTCTGGACTCATACCAATCATCTTGTTCAATTCTTCTTGAGTTTTTCTGGAATCACCTTGACTGATATCTTCTAGTTCTTGTTCCTGTTCGTTTACAAACCACTTCATCACGCCCGGTTTTCTTCCGCGTTCAATTCTGTAATCTATTCCGTTCTGTTCGAATGTTAAAGTAACCAACATATTTTTGCCGTTGGTTTTGTTAACCAAATTGTCTCTTCTGATCTTTGTTAATGCTTCACCATACATTGCATAAGACAGGGCGTTGACCATGGTGGTTTTTCCTGTTCCGTTTCTTGAACCAGCATCATGTCCACCTTGGTCTAAATTTTCGCCCAATACAAGGGTCAAATGTTTTTGATCAAAGTTAAGTCCTTGAGTTTGGTTACCCACACTCATAAAGTTCTTAACAGTTAATTCTTTTAATCTCATCCTAAGTCGCTGTAAATGTCCATCAATGTTTTCTTGTTGTAATTGTCAGATTCAATAGAATCTAATTCTTTAGCAACTATTTCGTCAACACTTTCGAACTTTGTCAAATCTAAATCACTGTTTATTTCTTCATCCTTTTTACTTGGAATAAGTGTAATCTCTCTACAATCATATTCTTTCATAAAAGTTTCTTTAATAAAACTTGCCTCTTCATAAGAAATGTCTATGTCTAGTGTAACTCTTAAGTGCATTTTAGGTTGCATAATTTCTTTTGTTTTATCTAGTAACGTGCTTAATTTTACGTATTTGTATTTCGGGCAGTTGTGCCAATTCAAATATCTTGGCTCTTTGTCCCATTCTAAAATCATCATACCACGATCAACGTCATCTACGTCTGCGTAATTGTGTGGAAAAGAATTACCCAAATAATGAATATTGTTTTTCACTTGACGTTTATGAAAATGTCCAGAGAACACATATTCTTGATTTTTAAAATCACTGCCTTTTAGTTCTCCTGTGTCAGGCATCTCAACCATAGCATTCATAAAAAAGTTTGGCAATTCAAAATGACCAAACATATATTTGCATTTCATATTTCCTATTTTACGCCATTCATCTCCAACTAACCAAGGAACCATAACAACATCATCAATTTCTGTTATTTCATTAACCATGGTTATGCCAGGAATAAATCTTCCGAACTCTGTGGATTGTATGTCTCTGCTGTCTTTGTAATACAAGTCGTGATTGCCTGGAAAGAAATAAAATTTATCAAATGCTTTTCCTAATTTTTCTAAGCATCGGATAGAAGCATCCATAGTGGTAATGTTTACACTGTTTCTGTTGTGATGCCAGTCACCGCAAAACATTCCTGTTTCACAACCTTCTTTTTTTGCTTGTTCAATATACCAATCTACAAATTCTTCGCAGTCATCATTATGAAGTTTAGAATTGGATTTTAAGCCAAAGTGTATGTCAGTAAAAACCGCTAATTTCTTAAACAATATTGTTCTCCTACATCCACAGTTTAAAGTCTAACTTGAATAATGTCAAGTTTACTTTTTGGCTTTTGTTTTTTTTGCTTTTGTCTTTTTTTCTGGCTGTGCATTTAATGATTGAGTCTGTCTTGTCAAACTCGGCATCATGTCATTCATTTCTAAAATATCATCTCTAATGTTTTGATTTCTTTTTTCGATATTGATTATTCTTACAAATGAATTGGTAACTGCGGCAGTGTAATATGCAAATGGGTTTTTTGATTTAGATTCATCAAACTGTAAACCAATTTGTGCCAGTTGCAAGATTGCTTGACCTTGCATTTCATCATTGTACGTGTAACCTCTAACATTACCTCTTGTACCATAACGTTCACACAATTTCATCCACATCTTTGCTAATTCATTAGTTGCTCTGCCTTTGTCCTTATTAAAGTAGCCATTGCTCATTCCGCCTTCCCAATGACTTTTTCCAACGCAAATTAAATTGTCATGTTCATCAAATTTCCAATGTTGAAATGGTGTAAAATTAACTTTAACTTTGCTGTCTGCAACACTTTTTGGATTCTTTTTTCTACCAGGTTCATCTGGCACGTGTTCATATGTGTAAATTCTGAATACTAAACTGTCCTTTGGAATGCTTTTATATTTGATTTCGCATTGGCTCAAACGTATTTTTGGATTGACTTGTTTGGCTTTTTCATATGCTTCTTGGGTCAGCCTTTTTGCTCTATTGCGTTTTGCTTCTGCAATAGTTCTAAGGTTAATTCTGTCTATACTGGTCAAAATTATATCATATTGATGAAACTCATCTGCCACAAAACTGCAATAACTGGACTTAGATTTGTGTATTTCTACCAGTAGATCTCTATTATTAAGGTAATTTATTTTTCTCAACGCCATATATTTATCTACTATAAACTACGCACTTAATTTTGTCAATAAATAAATGTATCAAACATTATGAGCAGTGAAAAACTAAAAACCTATACTGAGAATCTTACTAACGAGGTCAAGAACGGAGCCAACGCCGTTGTACCTGTTATTGAGAGTAAAGTTGAAGCGGCAAAGAATATTGTAGACGGTGCAGTCAATAATGTTTACAAAGCAGTGGACACAGCATTTGGTAACAGTAATCTTGCAAAATTAGAAGAGCGATTTTTCAATGTTAAGTCTATAAAAAAAGCAGATGTTGTAATTCAAGAGGCAGAAAAAGATTGGCGTTTAAGATTAAGTCTGCCTTCAAGTTTTAGAAAACAGGCTTCACAGGAAACTGACTTACTTGCACCATTAATAAAAACAAATGGAATGGTATTTCCATACACTCCTACGGTGTTAGTTTCACAGTCAGCAAACTATCAACAGATTCAACCCGTACACACAAATTATCCTTACTATTCTTATCAAAATAGTCAAGTGGACCAAATGACCATCACAGCAGATTTTTATGTGCAAAATGCCGCGGAAGCAAGATACTG